GAAATCATTAAGAAATGGGAAGAATCGTTTTCCAAAATAGTAAAGGAATATGACTAATGGCTGGTAGTCGTACCCTCAAACTTTCCATTCTTGGTGACGTTGATAATCTCAACAAGTCACTGAAATCAGCCACAAAGGACGTTGATACTTTCGGCGACAAAATGACGAAAGTTGGCAAGGTTGCAGGCGCAGCCCTAGCAGCAGCGACAGTTGCAGCGGGGGCATTTGCCGTCAAAATTGGTGTAGAAGCAGTCAAGGCTGCGTCAGATTTATCCGAAACAATTTCAAAAGTTGGGGTTTTATTTGGCGATACTTCAAAAGAAATTGAAAAATTTGCCGAAGGCGCAGCAAGTTCGTTGGGTCAAACAAAGCAACAGGCTTTAGACGCGGCCGCAACATTTGCCACATTTGGCAAAGCGGCAGGATTATCAGGGCAAGACCTTTCCAAGTTTTCAATAGATTTTGTCAAACTATCTTCCGACCTCGCTTCCTTCAACAACACTTCACCTGAACAGGCAATCAACGCAATTGGTTCAGCCTTGCGTGGCGAAGCCGAACCGTTGCGTGCTTACGGTGTTTTGCTTGACGACGCTTCACTGCGTCAGGCCGCTTTGGAACTGGGAATCATTAGCACAACCAAAAACGCCTTGACACCACAACAAAAAGTTTTGGCTGCGCAAGCGTTGATTTACAAACAAACAGGTGCAGCGCAAGGCGATTTCGAGCGTACATCAGACGGACTGGCAAACAAAACAAGAATCCTGACTGCCCAATTGGAAAACGCAAAAACCACTATTGGCACGGCATTGCTTCCAATTGTTTTGCAATTGGCAACGGTGTTTTCAGACAAGGTTATTCCACTAGTTCAAAAGTTCACTGAAGCATTTTCAAATACTGAAGGCAATTTGGGCGGGGTTGTCACCAATGTGGGCAACATCTTAAAGAACACATTCACGCCAATTATCAACGGTTTAATCAAAGCATTTGGTTATGTTCGCGACGCTATCGGCGACAACCTTGCCACGTTTCAGGAATTTGGCGGTTACATTGCAAAGTATCTTGCACCAATTATCGGGACAGTTTTGGGCGGGGCTTTACAAGTAGCAGGCAAAATTGCTGGTGGTGTCATTGACGTTATTGCAGGTGTTGTTAAAATTTTGAACGGTTTAATTTCAGGCGCAGTTGCTGGAATTAACGCTTTGATTTCTGCCTACAATGCCATTCCATTTTTGCCAAATGTTTCAAAGATTTCAACGCCAACAGTTAGTGTGCCTACAATTAAGACACCAACCGTTTCAACTTCAGTGCCAAAGATTCCAAGCATTTCATCACCGTCAGGCGGTGGCACAACTTCTGCCTCAAGCGGCGGTGTGGCAAGTGCTGCAAAGGTCGCCGCAAGTGTCGCGGCCTCAGTGGCTAGTGGTGGTGGATTTACTGATTCACAGAACGCGGCGCGTTTGGCGGCTATGGGTGGCGGTGGGTTCACCGATTCACAAAATGCAGCCCGTATCAGCATTACAGTCAACGGGGCAATTGACAAAGAAGGCACTGCCCGCACAATTGTTGAAACCCTCAATAGTTCTTACTATCGCGGCACTGGTGGTGCAACCGCGCTTGTGGCAATCTAATGACACAATGGAATCCCATTTGGCTTGTTGAAATTGACGGCGTTGAATACACCGACGCAATTTTGGCAAACCTAACAATCCGCAGTGGTCGGACAAATATCTATGAGCAGGCGCAGGCAGGCTACGTCAACATTCAATTGCTGGATTTGGCGCAAACCATAATCCCAGTCAATATCAACTCAACAATTGGTGTTTCAGTCAAAGACACCGCAGGCACATTTGTTGCAATCTTTGGTGGCAACGTGGTTGATATTGCCTTGGAAGTGCGTGAAGTGGGTTCAACCGCTTTTACACAAACCTATTCAATCACCGCACTTGGTGCGCTTGCCCGTTTGCCAAAGGCATTGACTGAAGGCGTACTTTCCAAAGATTTTGACGGCAACCAAATTCAGACAATCTTGGAACAAGTTTTATTTGGTTCATGGGCTGAAGTTGCTGGTGCGGAAACTTGGGCGGCTTATGACCCAACAATCACGTGGGCAAATGCAGAAAACAACGGGCTTGGAGAAATAGATACCCCAGGAAACTACGAATTGGCTGCACGGTCTAGTTCAACAACTGACGTTTATTCACTGGTTTCAGCCTTAGCAACTTCAGGCTTGGGCTATATCTATGAAGACGCACTTGGGCGAATTGGTTACGCAGATTCGACCCACCGCACCACATACCTTGCGACCAATGGCTACGTTGACCTTGACGCCAATCAAGCGCGTGGGGCTGGGCTAAGGATTGAAACCCGCGCGGGTGACGTTCGCAATTACGTAACAATAAAATACAACGCAAACAGTTCCGCTGAGAAAACGGCGTTTGACACAACTTCAATTGGTCAATACGGCACGCTTGCCCAAATCATTTCAACCACCTTGCACAACGCAGTTGACGCCGAAAGTCAAGCGGATTTCTATTTGTCACTAAGAAAACAACCGCAGCCAATCTTTAGCGAAATTACGTTTGACCTGACAAATCCTGAATTGGACAATTCTGACCGTGACAACCTTATTGGCATTTTTATGGGTGAAGCCGTGGCACTGAACAACTTGCCTTTAAACATGAGTTCAGGCGCATTTCAGGGTTTTGTTGAAGGCTGGTCGTTTCAGGCTTCCTACAATCAACTTTCCGTCACTTTGCTACTTTCACCACTTGCCTACTCATTGCAGGCAATGGCTTGGGACGACGTGCCATTGACTGAAATTTGGTCAAGCGTGTCGCCAATCTTAGAATGGCAATATGCGACAATTGTCGCCTAAGGAAAGGAAACTCAAATTACAAATCCCACAAGCAACTATGGTTTTGTTCTCCCAACGGCGAGCGATTTAGTCACGGACTTGCCCGCAGATTTTGAAGTGGCATTGCAAGGCGTTGACACACGTTTGAAGGCATTGCAACCTGGAACAACACTTGGAGACATTGCTTATTCATCAGCAACGGCGAACACAAGCACGCGCCTTCCAATTGGCACAACTGGTCAAGTTTTAGCAGTTTCAGGCGGTGTGCCAGCGTGGACAACAACGGCTGACGTCACGCCGCTTACAACTAAAGGCGATTTATTTACCTTTGACACCGCAGATGCTCGTCTAGGTGTTGGCACAAACGGCCAAACACTTGTGGCGGATAGTTCCACTGCAACAGGGTTGAAATGGGCTACACCAGCAACACCTACAAGTGGTATGACACTTATTAATCGCTCTTCATTTTCAGGCGTATCCACTACCACAACCACATTCGACAATGTTTTCACATCTAGTTACACGAGTTACTATGTAGTAATTGAAAAAATGACTGTCACAGCAGGCGAATCGTTAAAAATGCAATTTAGATACGCAGGCCCGACAACTGAGGCATCAGCAAATTATTATGGCAGCGTTTCAACTGTTAAATATACGGGGGCAACAGGTAGTTTGCTTACTAGCGGTCTTACTAAACTTGGAATAAGTCCTGGGTTAGATGGTGGCATTCAAAATATATCAAATTTCACTGTCACAAATGTCGGAAATTCAAATCAAGTTACCTGTTTGACTGGCGTAGGCTATACATCATACGATTCAGTCAGGTATGCATTTGGCGGTGAATTGGCAGTTTCTCGAACATATACGGGTTTAATTTTTAGCGCAAGTGCAGGCAACATTACAGGAACAATTAGCGTATTCGGATTGGCAATATAATGACAACAAAAACAGAGAAAATTAAAATGTTAAAATTGGAATATCCAACACTTAGAAGTGGCGATGACGAACGAGGCTATGAAGATTTAGGCGTTGCCGAATATGAAGCAACTATTGCAGAGTGGGCAGATAATCAAATAGCCGATGAAGCAAAAGCAGAAGCCGAAGCACAAGCCGCTACCGACAAAGCAGCATTATTAGCCAAACTTGGTATAACTGCCGATGAAGCAAAGTTACTGCTTTCATAGTGGAACACTTGACTAAGATTTATCCGCAAGGCACGTCGGCTGCGTTGATTGAAATTGCAAAGGCTGAAATTGGCACAATTGAAGAAGGCGACAACCTGACAAAGTACGGTAAATTTACAAAAGCCGACGGTTTGCCATGGTGCGGTTCATTCGTCAATTGGTGTTGCGCACAAGCGGGCGTAAAGATTCATTCAGTCGTGGGCACTGCAATTGGGGCACATAAATTCAAAGAAACAAATCGTTGGTCAAACATTCCTCAGTTGGGTTATGTCGCTTTCATGGACTTTCCACACGACGGCATTGACCGCATTTCACACGTTGGAATTGTTGTTGGTTTAATTGACGACAAGCAATGCGTGACCATTGAGGGCAACACCAGCGGGACAGGCGACCAACGCAATGGCGGCATGGTTATGGTGAAGGTTCGCAACGTTGGCAAAGAAATTGTTGGGTTTGGAATTCCCAAATTCGTACCTTACAAGGGCGAACACCCAACAGTTGAAATACCAAAATCGGGAGAAAAACCGACAAAGGAGAAAACAAAAAAATGGACAAAGCCAAAGCCTTAATTGCCTCATGGGCACGCTCATTCATGGCAGCAGCATTAGCCTTATACATGGCAGGTGTGACTGACCCAAAGACACTTGCAATGGCAGGTGTTGCAGCGATTGCACCAGTTGTCTTGCGCTGGTTAAATCCGCAGGATAAGAGTTTCGGGTTAACGGGGAAGTAACTCGGAAACTCACCGCAGCAGGGTTGGCTTGGGCACTTGCGCTAATCCTGACTGCGTGTGGGTATCAGGGTTGGACACGTTATGAGTGCCAAGAATATAAAAACTGGTCAAAACTTGAGTGCCAAAAACCACAATGCGTCCCGACTGGAACGTGTACTGACGACATACTTGGATTCACAACACCACAAACCAGCAAGACGGCGCGCACCTGAGGACGTTCACGCTCAGTTAATTTTGATAATAGGTTCGACACTTGCAGCCGTGTTTTTAATTGTCACGGTCGGTATAACTTATGCGCTTATATTCGTCACCCAACCAATCGGGGCACAAGCACCCAACGACGCAGCGTTTATTGATTTATTAAAAACCCTGGCCATTTTCTTGACTGGTTCGCTGGGCGGTGTGCTTGCTGGAAACGGACTGAAATCCAAGTCAAAGTCAGGTGACACGCCGACAAACACGCAAGGTTCTTGATTTGGCGCGCCTTATGCGTCACCCTGTATTCAGGTGGTAGTCGTTACCACCAAGAATCGGGAGAATTCAAAATGGTTGTTGACTTATTAGACCCGCAGACTTTGCGGGCTTTATTCCTAATCGGCGTGCTTTGCACCTTAGCCGCTGCCCTGGGTTATTCATGGGGGCACAAAGACGGAAGCCGTGAAGGATACACACGCGGGCGCGCAATCAGCCGTCACATTTCACAGTCAAACAGGGAAGTGAAATAAATGGGGTTCTTGGATAACTACGAGGCAAGCCGTGAGCGTTTAGAACGCTGGAATCGCACCTACCCAATGGGACGCATTGAAACCAGCATTGTTGAATTTAGTGCTGACAAGGGTTACGTACTGGTTGAAGCAAAGGCGTTTCGTCATGAAGATGATTCACGACCAGCAGGCATTGACTACGCCTACGGCTACCAGGGTGCATACCAACAAAACATGAAACGCTGGTTTGTGGAAGACACAGTTACGTCAGCGATTATGAGGGTGCAACAACTTGTTATGGGTGGGGCTGAGAGAAGCACCAAGGAAATTATGGAACAGGTTGAAAAGACTTCAGCAAAGGTTGCAAACACAGACAAACAATACGACTACTGGACAACCAAATTTGGTGAGGTTCCAAGTTACAAGACCGAAGAAGACATGGAAGCAGCAGGTGTTCCAACTTTGGCTTCAGGCGTCGCAGAAATTGCAAAACAATTGGGCGGTGAATTGGTCGCTGAATCGCCACAATGCCGTCATGGCCACCGTGTCTTTCGCAGCGGAAACAGTGCGAAGACCGGCAAAGACTGGGCAAATTATTCCTGCGTAGGGCGCAAACCTGACCAGTGTGACCCAATTTGGCTAGTTTTAACCAGCGACGGAACTTGGAAGCCACAAGTATGACGAAGCAAAGACTAATCAAAATACTTATCTGCATTGAACTTGTCTTGCTTGTGCTGCTAATTTGGTTGGCATTTCTATGAGCGATTACATGGAGATAATTAACCCAAAAACAATGGTGGGCAAACTGCTTAAGAATGGCGAAGTGGTCGAAGAATACAAAATGGAACAGTGTGACAAATGTTCTAGTCTTGTCAGATTTGACGCATTTGGCTATCAAAAAGGCTACGGCAATGAAAAGATTATTTGGTTTTGTGTGGGCTGCCGTTGAAAATGACCTTAACGCGCGAAGAAGAATTTACGTGCCACGACGCAGCCATTCACTTGGCAAAGGCCAACACGGACTATTGGCAAACGAGGTCGGGTGGGTACTCAACTGAGAAATCACTTCATGACCTCATTGCACAAGACGCCCAAAGTATTGGCAGCGAGTGGGTCGTTGCCAAATACCTAAACGTTGAGTTTGACCCATTTGAGCAAAAGGGCAAAACGAAGGCTGACGTAGGTTCACACTTTGAAGTGCGTTGGACTAAGTACCTAGCAGGGCAACTGATAATTCACGAATACGACCGAACTGACGACGTGGCAATCCTGGTGACTGGTGAATCACCGCATTTCTTCATTGCGGGTTGGATTCCCATTGCAATGGCTAAACGTCCCAAGTACCGACACAGTAAGCAACCAAATTGGTGGGTAACACAAATCAACTTGCAACCTATTGAAAACCTTAGGAGAAGCAACTATGGACACAGTTCAGTTTGAGTGCAGAAAATGCAAAAAAGTAACAAAACAGGTAATCCACAAGGTGACGGACAACCTTCCCGACGGTGTGGCAGTGATTCAATGCACCAAGTGCGAAGTCATGGGGGTTGCGCAGATAGGGACTTCAAATGCCAGTCTATGAGTTTAAATGCACGTTGTGCCAAATCAGTGTTGAGGTGGATAAATCAATCCACGACGAACACAACCCAATCTGCTGCGGTCAAAACATGAGCCGCACCTACTCAAGTTTCGGTGTTTCATTCAAGGGCAAAGGTTGGGGACACCAATGAATAGTTATCCACAGTACTTATCCACAACCGTGCAAAACTTGTGGGACACGCCCAAGGCTATGCGTAAGTTATTAACTTGCTTGACAGTCGCGGTACGCTGGTTTCGCTTGAAGCGAGCCGCTGAGGCGGATTGCTCGCAAGGGCGTAATCGGCTAATGGGACGGGTCTATTTCATTTCGGCATTGCTTTCAATAACAAGCATTTCAAATGCAAATGCAGCCAACTATTCGATAGACCATTTAAAGTTATATGCACATTCTAGGATTCTTGATTACAAAGAATTCCAATGCTTTAACAAGATAATCACAAAGGAATCCCGTTGGTCATATACTGCAAAGAATGGGTCGCACTTCGGATTGGGTCAGATGAAATCCAAGCACTACCGTGACCTAGACCCTTTCAGACAAATAGACGCAACAGTCAAATACATTACAATTCGTTACCAAACACCATGCAAAGCGTGGGCGTTTCATCAGCAAAGAAATTACTTCTAATGGCCAGTGCATTGAAGGACAATGGAAGCACAAGCCAATGGCGCAAGATACGCCAACGCATACTGCAACGCGACGGACACACGTGCCAGGCGTGCGGTATGGAAGGCAATTCGGTTGACCACATAGTTCCAAGACACTTGTTTGGTGAAGGCAACGCCGATAACGAATCAAACCTTCAAACGTTGTGTGTTTCGTGCAATTCACGCAAAGGGGGGCGGTTTTTTAATAGCACGGCGACAC